AGTGTCATGGTTAATTGGCACCATCAAGCAAAGGAACATCCCGATACTATCATAGGTGAACCAAGTAAGGCTGAAATTCGTCCTGAGGGATTGTATCTTGAAACAGATTTATATCCTTCTTCAAAGGTTGCCTGCGATGTTTGGGAATTAGCAAACACTCTTGAAAAGGATAGCAAGACGCGTCGCCTTGGATATTCTATCGAGGGTAAGGTTTTGAAGCGTAAAAGCAACGATAAAAATAGTCCGGATTATAAGCATATCGAGAAAGCAGTCATAACAGGGGTTGCAATTACTCATATGCCTAAGAATCCTAAAACCTTTGCTAATATAATTAAGGGTGAAATTGATGATGATTTCAGTGAGGATGAGGAAGGAAAGAAGAAAGAAGAAGAAAAGGCACT